CAAACTTGTTGAGCTTCACAATACTACCGTCCGGTAAAATCGTGGACTCGGAGCGACAAGCTTCGAGGGCCTCAACCCAATTAGGCGGAAAAACTTGCCTAATGAGACTGAGGGAAACACGATCGGATGCTTCCGATAGATCAATGGTAGCATGGCCCCCAAAGAGGGAACCAAGTCTAGCCAATTCTCTATTAATACCTTGGTCAGTAAAATTTATCTGACCTCGGGTAGTAGGGTGGGTCTCAAGGGTCTCGTAGAGAGATCCCATGATTCCCTGCTGAATATACATAAGTTCAGCAGGTTCACATGAGATAACGCGAGGACCCCGAGAATCCTTAGGAACGAGACAAACTCGTGCCTGAGGATCAGAATATTCAGAGACTTCTAAAAGCTTCAAATCATCAACCAGATGACTCGAAGAATAAAAGAAGTAATCAGGATAAGGGAAAGTAGCATCAAGCTTAGGAAAATACCTAAGCTCATGCCATTTATCCCAGTTTTTCGTGCGGCAAGCGGTAGCACCGCTGCCGTGACAAGGTCGTATGTTCGTAGGATCTGTATTACACAGAACCCTACTAATAATACGGCGCATGTTGTTAACGATGGCCATCTGGCAAGAACCAAGTGGCATATCGTCAACGCTGAACAACTCAGCATCAACCTTTCGGAATGATGCAAGAAATTCAGACACGAGTTCCTGATCATATTCTACCTCCAATTTATAGAAAATGTACGACAATTGCCGTACACAATCTACGGCGATAGAGTCTCCTTCGAGAGCACCCTTAATCGCAACACCGCAGAATACTGGAATTGACACAACAGAAAAATCTGAAGTGGATCCCAGCTTAGCGCCGAAATGAATCGGAACCAGATGGCCTTTAAAGCCAATTGGAAGTGTCCATTCCGAAGTGGAATGGAAGCGATCAAGTGCCTTCCCAATCTTGGGAAGAGTAGTGGTCAAGAAGGTGATTCCCTCTTTAGCTACCCGCTCATTGAAGGTCGTGATATCACGACTATTTATGTACGGGCCATAGCGTTGGTTTTGCGCTAGGTTTGTCCATAACAGACAAAGGCTTTTCAGACTACCATTCATAATGGACGGTCTCCGAAGAGCATCCCAATAGCACATCCCCAAACAACACAATTCCTGAACAGCCGGTAAATACTTACGGCTGAGACAAGTCGCTATGTTTTCTTCTGCGACGGGCTTTACACCTCGTTGTTCAGAAGCGCAGTCACATTCGCGTTGGTGCCACCCTCAATAAGGAAATCAACCATCTGGTTGACGACCTCAAGGATGATGGCATTCGTGATGGCTGTGCTCGGCGGGCGAACGATAACCACATATGCGGAAATCGTCGCCGGCACCAAGAGTGAGTCGACTTCAGTTCTGTCGATACGCACCAGGTGCCGTTCATTCCCTTTCGAATCGACCTCGTGAGAGATCGTCAGTAACTTCTCGTTGGGCAGTGTTAAACCTGCTACTGAGAAGACTGATTTCCCACTATCGGCAGCTCGAAGCACAAACGCAGTTAGGTTTGTGTCGACGTCGGTAGCGGTATCTTTCGAAAGTGATTGTGGCGTTGAAAATGCCATAGGGCCTATGCTCCTCCCTCAAAAGAGGTTTTGGATTTAACGTTAACCTATCTTAGGATAGGCACATGTCCCCAGTTGCACTAACTGAGAACGGCACCAAGCGACAATAAAAGAGTCGCTTGATTGAAGTTAGGAAGTTTCCAAC